TTTTTCTGTGTTAATAATTCTAATTTCTCTTGTTGATGTATCATTGATGGATTTGTTAATTCTAATTCAAAATTAATTAATTCTGCATCATCAAATCCTTGTGTGTATAAATGAACAACAGCAATTTTTTCTAATTCAGCACATATGATTTTCTGTAGTCTTTCTATAGTTCTTGCAAATCTAACATCTTCAGCAGCCAATGTAGCTTTTGAACCTACATTTTCATCATACCCAAGAAATGCTTTTGGTATTTTCAATGCTGCCATCATTTTGTTTTTTAAATACTCAACATCATCAATAGCACCTTCATTTGATAAAGCTGGTAAGGTGTCAATGTTTGTTCCACTATCACCACCACGAACAGGTAAGTAATAATCTTCTGTTACTGACTCCATATTGTATTTTAGATTATAATCACCATTAGCATCCATCACAGGTGTTTTTTTCATCTTTCCAATGATTTGTTGCATAAAGTTATCAACTTCATTTGGAGGTATGTTTCCAATATCAACTTTAAATACTCTTTTCTCTGGTGCTCTCATCATTCTATGAATCAACATAGCATCTTCCATAAGAGTTAATTGTTTAAATACTCTTCTTGCACCTTCTAACATAGATTTACCATAAGGTAGGTAATTCGTATCAGCTAAATTTCTAAAATGAGCTACTTCATAATTTTCGTGAATATCATTTGGTTTTGTACTTCTTCTTGTTTCTGAATATTGTTGTATTTCAAATTGTACTAATTTTGGATTTTCCGGGTCATGTCCTTCTAATCTATTTACTTCATATACTGAAAGAGGTTTTACATTTACAACTCCATGTTTATCCAATATATCTAAATGTAAATAAAAGTCTCCATATTTAGTCATATTTCTAATATAACTCCATAGATTAAATTCAATATTCATTATATCATAAAATAAATTATGTAAAATTTTGGCTACTTTTGGATTATCTGTTTTAATTTTTAATATTCTATTTTCAATATTATCAACCGTAGATTCATCACAATAAATATCTAATGCAGATGATATGATTGGGTCTGCGTCCATTAATTCATAATCTCTAAATAATTCTTTTCTTGCTACATCATACGCATTTGCATTTTGTCTAGCTGCATATGATGTACCACCATATCCACTTGAATTAATTCTATTATATCTATCAATAAAATTAGATGTTAAAGCTGTTTGTGAAAATTCTACATCTTTTACCTTAACTTGTCCTGAATCAGTTTTTCTAACTACTATTTGATTTTGAAATAATTTCCCTAATCTCGTTAATATATTTTCGTCTGCCATTTTTTACCTCTTTTATTTAATTAACCAAGTTAAATCTTCTTTTTCATCACCAAAGTCCATTTCATATGGATTTTTTGATGGTTGTCCAGTAGAACCTACACTAAAACCTGCTGTGTGTTCCGATTTGTTTCCATTTGACTTCAACATTGTGTTCATTGTTGCCCACTGTTGGTCATTTTTGTCTTTCTGTAGTCTAAGAGCTGTATCTCTAACCCAAAGTGCTATT